GTGATATACATATATATGAAGTTAAATATAAAAAGTTAGGATAAAAAATTTTGAAAAAATTGCACGACCCATTTTATATGGACAAGTAATATCAATGAGTACAGAAGTTTTATTTTCACTCTATATGGAAGGGAATAACTCTTCTAATCTGAATAGATTTAAAACTAAGTTATGACTATAAATCTAAAAGTTATAAGACAGAGAAATATGTGGTGAGGTGAGAAGTAGCCACATTTATATTTTTTTATTTAAAAGTATTTAAAAAACCCCTTTTATTATAACACATATTTATGGGATAAGCAATACTTTTGCGAAAATAATTCAAAAAATGGAGGATGATAATATGACAATGGTGGAAAAGAAAAAATTAGAAAGATTATTAAAGAAGTTCAATGATGATGAAATGGGTGGAGGCTACTTATATTTTCTACACCGAGAAGGAAATGAGGAAATGTTGGTACAATTGGATCTAGTTGATTATAGTAGTATTAATGTGTGTCCCGTAAATCAGATTTTAAATGTAGAATTCGTACAAGAAGATGATGATGGATTTGATATAGAGGGATTATATATCAAACTTGAGGAAGTTTTCAAGGGAATAGATTCGTGTTGGATAGATGAAAATGGTTGTCAATTTTAAAAATAATATAATATTGGAGAAATTAATATGAGTATAGAAGAAAAGTTATTTGAATTAATAGAAAAAGATAATGAAAATAGAGAAATAGCAGAACAAAAATTAAAAGAAATATGTTCTAAAAGTGAAAAAATTACATATAAAGATATGATAGATAAATTGTTAGAAATTACAGAAAATAAAGTACATATAAATGGTTATAAATTTACAAGTTTTATAATTTGGTTAGTTGAAGAATTAGAATACAATATGGAAGTAAATGAAGCTGCTTGGGATAAAACGATAGAAGAAATAGAACAGGAAGATAATTGGGAAAAATATAAGGATACATATAATAAATTTAAGAATGATGATGATTTTAATTATGATAGTGTAGAGGAATTTCGTGATGAAATGTTGGAGTGGAGCTATTCACATTGTTTAAATAGTGTATTTAACGATTTGAAGCGTGAGTATGAAGATAGAAAAGAAAAAGGATTAATATAGATGTAAAGCCGACTTTACTTTTATATTAAATATTTTTTTATTTGTTTTTAAAAATGAATATAATACCTTATTTATACTATAACACATATTAAAAGTAAATGCAATATAAAATTTAAAAATAATTACATATTAAAAAACGAAGGTAACTTCGTAAATGAAAACCCACCAATGACAACATTAAGCCTTTATACTTACTGTCAATAAGTTGTCTATTGACAGTAAGTATATTGTTAGAGGTTTGTGGGTATGCCCTCTTTTTAATTAATATAAAATAATTATAATGGAGGAATTGATTATGGGGAAAATTAAAACAGAAGGAAATATTAATGGATTAGGAGTTTATGGTTTTACAGATGATACAGATAAAGTGCTGTATGTGGGTAGTGGTATGATGAACGATAGAAAACAGAATCATGAGTACCATTTAAAAAAAGAAAATTATAAATATAATAATAAAAAGATATTACAAGAAGAATATGAGAAAGATAACTTAACTTTTAAAGTCCTACATTTTAGTATTAATAATAGTACATATTTAAATGGAACAAATAAAGAAAGACAAGAGATACAGGAATCTTTAGAAGTGCTGGAGCAATTTTACTATAATTTATATAAAGATACTTGTTGCAATGAAATGAGAAAGATAAGAAAACATAGTACAAGTCCCACGCTAGAAACTACATATAAAAGAAAAAAGGCAAATCAAGGTATTAAAAATCCAAATTGTAAATATGATATTGAAACAATAGTAGAAATTAAAGAAATGATTAATATGGGATTAAGCAATACAGAAATAAGTAAAAAAACTGGTGTTAATAGGAATTACATTAGTCAGATTAGAACGGGTCAAAAGTGGTCAAGCGTAAATATATTACCAATATAAGAGGGTGGAATTTTTCCACTCTTTTTATAATTAGATAGGAGTTGAAAATGATGGAAGAAATAAAAATAGTAAACAGAGCAAAGATAGCTTATTTATATATGAATGATATTTTTGAGGATAGGATTGAAAAGATAGAAAGAAATGGTCAGGAGATGTGGGCTTTTGTGTTCATGAATACAGATAGATTACATGAATTATTAAAAGAATATGATGGAAAAACAGATTTAAAAAAATATAATAGTGCATTCAAATTTATTGCAATGCAGATAAAGAAGAAGAAAATGGAGGAAGTATAAATGGTAATTAAAGATACTGTTAAAGAAAACATATTAATAAATGGAAGAATTGGAGAACTTGAATATGATATATTTGAAAAAGATATATATAATTTGATTAAAAGATATGGGAGTGCATTTATAAGAAGAGAACTAATTGAAAAGACTAGAATGGGTATAGGATTGGAAGACGTAGTTGGAGAATTAAAGAATTAAAATAAATAATTAGTGTTGGAGGAGATAAGTATGTTATTTAAAAATTTCACTGATAATGAATTAAAAGAAATAAAAATAGCTTGTAAAGAATTACAAGAAACTGTAAAAAGAATACGAGGAGAAAAAAGTAATAGAGAATGTAAGGAAAAGGGAATAGAGAAACAAAAAAGAAGAGATATGGATTTGAAAGAATTATTAGATGAAGCACAGAAAGTTTATAATGTAAATAATATAGAATTTCAGTATTTGCTTAAGACATATATAGATAATATAGAAGATAATAAAAAAAACATATGTGAAAAGTGTGATGAAGTAATAGCTGAATGTAGCAAATATAGGGTGAAATTATAAATGATTGAAGGAAAACTTGTCTAAATGTAGAATATTGAATTTTATAGAATATTATATATTTGGAGGAATAAGATTAATGGCAGGTATATTTGAAGAATGGCATAATGCTAGTTTATTATATTTTATAAAAGAAAATAAAAAAGTTGCTATAGAACAAATAAAAGAAGAATTCCCTGTTAATGAAGAAGTTGTAAATTTAAATAATTTAGTAGAGGATGATTTGAAACAATTACTTGGCATGGGAAAGATAAAATTTGAAGAAGGTTATTATAGTGTGATTGAGCATTAGGAGCCTCTAGTTTAGGTTATTAAATATAAAAATAGATATTAAACTTTATACTTTGGAGGATGATTGGTATGGAAGAAAAAAGGATATGTCCCAAATGTACAGGAACTATGCTAAAGGGAATACATGAAGATTGTAAAACAGTTTTTGAGCCTATGAGATCAGGAAAAGTAGTAGATATTTATAAATACGTTTGTTTAAGTTGTGGATTTGTAGAGGAATATGCTGATATTGAAAAGTTCAACAAAGAATAAAAATAGAGATTATCAATAGTTTAAAGAGTCATATCAATGTGGCTCTTTTTATTTTTACAAATTATTATTTATTTATATAAAATATGGTATAATTAGATAAGAAATTTGTAAAGGGGATGGGAGTATGGAAAAGGTTCTGGATGTAAAAAAAAGATATTCAAGAGAATTAGAAGACATTGATTATATTTTAAGAAATTTAGAAAATGGTAGATATTATGAAAATACAAAAGCTAAAATGGATGGATATTTAGCAACTAATGTAGCCGATATAAGAAAAAAAGTCGATGACTTAATAAATAAAATAGAATATAATAAAGATTCTATAGATGAACAATTAATGAAAGAATTAGCTAAAGTACAGAATAGATAATAAATATAATATAAAATTTTGGGGGTATTATGGATAATTTTACAAACACATTTAATATAATTTCAGGTGTATGTTCTATAATTTCATTATTTATAGGAATATTTGTAGCAAACAAGGTTACAAAAATTTATAATAGCAATAAAATTGGTGATATTAAAGATATTGAACAAAATTCAGAAGGAAGTAATTCTCCTAATATTATTTCAGGTCGAGATACACATAAATAATTATAATATGGGGGAATTTTTATGTTTCAAAGAAGTATGGGTAGCTATTCACCTAACATAAAGTCAGAAAGAGATACATATAGTAATTGTTCTTTTTTTGGAGCAGGGGACATACCAATAAATATAGATGCTAACGAAATAAAAAAGTTGATAGATATATTTTTTCAAGCAAGAGAGGAATTCAAGAATGTAATAAAAAGAAGACTTACTGATTCTCAAATAAAGGAAGAGGAAAACAAAGAAATAAAAAGGACTAATATAGAGTTAAAAAATAAAATAAATAATATATCACAAGATTATTATAAAAATGTTATTAGGTGTAGAATACCTTATTTTAATGAAATTAAAGATTATTTGGGCGATTCTCAAAATGAGAATGAAAATGAAAGGTATATTTATATATCAGAAACGATAAATGAATCTTTAATTGCTTACAAAAAAGAATTTCCTGAGTTTGATAAAGCTCTAGATTATCTTATAAAAAAATCAATTGAGTTAATTGAAGTAAAATTTGGAGACTTATCAATATCAGAAAAAAATATGATTAAGATAGTTATTGCGTATATGTATTACTATTGTGATCTGGGGGAAAATTATGAAGATAAGACCAAATAAGCATACGGATATATCAAAGTCTTTATTAAAAAATACAATTTATTTGATAGATATTTTACTTGAACAAGATTTTATTCAATTTAATGAGCTATACCTAAAATATAAAATGAGAAATAGAAATGCAAGTTTTAAAAATTTTATTTTAGCAATTGAATTATTATTTTGTTTAGATAGAATAAAATACAATAAGAAAAATGATTTAATAAGGTTGTGTAATTATGAAGTTAAGTAAATTATATGCAGATAATGATACTATTTTTGAGCCTATATATTTTAATTTAGGAATAAATATTGTCTTAGCAGAAGTAAGAAATCCTAGTAATTTAAGAAAATCTTCTCATGATTTGGGCAAATCATTATTAGCTAAATTAATAGATTATTGTTTATTAAAGGAAATAAAAAAAGGACATTTTATTAAAAATAATTATGATATTTTTGAGGAAATGATATTTTTTTTGGAAATAAATCTAGATGATAATTCATATTTTACAATAAAAAGACCAGTTAAAAAAGGTCAAAAAATAATGATAAAACAACATATTGAACCACATCAAAATTATAATGAATTAGAGGATAGAGATTGGGATTTCATTGGTAATATTGGAAAAAGCAAAGAGTATGTAAATAAGTTATTAAGTTTTGATGTTTTAGCTAATCGTAATTATAGAAGTTGTTTGGGATATTTTCTAAGAAATGATGAAAGTTATTCGGATTTATTTAAGTTATCTAGTTTTGGTGGGTCAGATAAAAATTGGAAACCTGCATTATTAGAATTATTAGGATTTAAATCTAAATATATAATTGAGAAATATGATATAGATACTCAAATTTCTAAGAATAATGAAGATATTAAGAAACTAACCAAAGCTAATGAAGATAAAATAGTAGAAAAAGAAAAGTTAAAAACATTAATATGTATAAAAGAAAATGATTTAGAAAATAAGAGTAATCTATATAATAATTTTAATTTTGTTACTAGTGATATTAAAAAGCCTAAAAAATTAGTTGAAGAAATAGATATAGAACTTAAAAATTTAATTAATGAAAATTATTACTTACTAAAACAGATAAAAAATGCAAAAGAATCTATCATAGATTATAATGTGAATTTAGATGAGTTAGAGAATTTTTATAATGAAATAGGATTATATTTTGAAAATCAATTAAAAAAGGAATATACAGAATTAATTATATTTAATAATGAGTTAACCAAAGAAAGAAATGATATATTAAGAGAAATAATTAAGGAAAGCCAGGAAAAATATGATATTAATAATAAACGAATTGAAGAGTTAAATTCAGAAAGAAGTAAATATTTGGAATATTTAAATTATTCAAATACAATGGACAAGTATAAAAACTTGCAAAATGAAATAGTGGATTTAAAAGCTAAGATATTAAATTTAAAAGATAAATTAGAGAATTTTGATGATGCAAGTAAAATTGATTTGAGTAATCAACAATTAGAAGTTGATAGAACCAATATAGTTTTTAATATGAATAAAGAAATATTTGGGAAAGAAAATAGTTGTATGAATAATATTAAGAAACATTTTTCATATATTATAAATACGACACTTGGAGACTTAGGAATAATAACTTTATTTCCCAACAAACAAAGCAATATTAATTTGAAAGCTGAAATTATTGATAGTGAAACTAATTATAAAGGAAATAAGGGCGATGGAGCTACTTATAAGAAATTAATGTGTGCAGCATTTGACTTAGCAATTCTTGCAACTTATTATAAGAGTAAATACTTCCATTTTGTATATCATGATGGAATTTTTGATGGTTTAGATGATAGACAAAAAAATAACTTTTATAAAATTATAGAGGAATATACAAAAAAATATTCTATACAGCATATTTTTACGGTCATACAAGATGAATTACCTACTAGTATTAAAAAAAATGATGAAATTAGCAAATTGAAAGATAATAAAACAATAATTAAAGTATTGCATGATGATGGCAATAATGGAAGATTGTTTAATATGAATCCGTTTTAAATAATAAAATAATGAAATAAAATTACACAATATAAAATATATTGAAACTATTTTAAACACTCTTAATTGAGTGTTTTTTACTATAGAAGAGTAAAAGAAGGTGATTGATATTGCTTTAAAAAAATTGTGCAGGTGTGGAAAAGTAATAGATTATAATAAAAGAATGTGTGATAAATGTAAGAATAAATATGATAGCAGTAAGAAAGAAAGCTATAAAGAATATAAGAAGAATAGAAAAGATAATAGAGAACAGAAGTTTTATTCTAATAAGGAATGGATAACAGTAAGAGATATAGTAAGAAGAAAGTATAATAATGTATGTTTATATAGTTATTATATATTACATGAAATTAAATATGTAGATTATATACATCATATTATAGAGCTCAAAGAAGATTGGGATAAGAAATTAGATATAGATAATCTTATTCCTTTATCTGATAAAGTCCATAAGATAGTACATAGAACATATGAAAAGAGTGCTAAGGATAAGAAACAAATGCAAGAACTATTAAGAGAACTAAAAAGAAAATATGAAAAGGAATTTGGTACTAATTTAAAAAGTTAGTGCTTTTTTATTTTTTGAATTAATCCCCCACGGTTAGATTCTTATAAATATTTATTAAAAAGTCCGTGGTGCAGTCTTCATTTTACAAAATTCTAAAAACCAACGTTTAGGGGGTAAGTATTATTAATTGGAAAGGGGTGATTACAATGGCACGACCAAAAAAAATGTTAGCAATACAAGAAGGACATCTAGAGAAAAAACAACAAGAAGAAAGAAAATTACAAGAACAAATAATACAAACTGGAATGGAACAATTAGAAAAACCTCCAAAATGGTTAAGGGATTCTTTAGCTAAAAAAGAATGGAAAAGATTAGTTGAACAATTCAAAACTTTAAGTGTAATAAGCAATTTAGATTTAAATAATTTGGGTGCTTATTGTAACGCTTATTCTAGTTACATAGAAGCTACAAAAGAATTAAAAGGACACCCATTAACTATAGAATACACGAATAAAGGTGGAGCAACTAATGTTATAGAAAATCCTCTAATAAAAATACAATTAAAATATTCTGATGAAATGAAAAAATACAGTAGTCTATTAGGATTGACTATTGATAGTAGGTTAAAAATAGCAACTCTTAAACTTACAGAAACTAAAAAAGATATTGTAGATGAGTTTGGTGATATTTAAGTGACCATTAAAGAAGAATTAATTAGATACTGTAATAATTGTTTAAAGGATGTTTTTGTAAGTAAATTTGAAACATATATAAGTTGCGAAAAACATAAATGGGCTTGTCAAAGGTTTTTAAATGATGTGGAAAAATTAGGAAATGATAAAGATTATATTTACTATTGGGATGAAGAAGAAGCTCAAAAGATTGTCAAATGGTTTACATATCTAAGACATAGTAAAGGTGAATTAGCGGGACAACCAATAATATTGACTATATGGCAAAAGTTTTTTATATGCCAAATCTATGGTTGGAGAAGAAATGATAATAAAAGACGTAGATTTAAAAAAAGTTTTATAGAATGTGCTAGAAAACAAGCTAAATCACAGATGGAAAGTGGTATAGCTTTATATGAATTAGCTTGTGGTAGCACAAGAAATGATGAAATATATGAGATATGTTGTGCGGGTATCAAAAGAAAACAAAGTAAAGTTGTATTTGAAGAAGCTAAATTAATGTTAAAAGGGAGTCCGTTATCAACTAAGTTTAAATGTACGAGAGATTATATAATGCACATAAAAACAGGTAGTATAATGATTGCACTAAGTAAAGAGGATGGTACTAAAAATGATGGAGGAAATATGGCACTATTCATATTAGATGAGTACCATCAACACACTACAGATGATTTTTATACCATGGCTAGTTATGGACAAGCTACAAAAGAACCGTTATTAATGATTATAACGACAGCAGGCGTTGACCTTAATAGTCCCTGCTATACACAAGAATATAAGTATTGTAGTGAAATTTTAAATCCAAATATAGATGTTGAAAATGATACATATTTTATTGATATATTAGAATTAGATAAAAAAGATGATATACATAATAAGAGAAATTGGTGGAAGGCAAACCCTTTAAGAATGACATATAAAGCAGGACAAGAAAAAATACAAGAAGAATATGAAATAGCAAAGCAAATACCAGAAAAGATACCTTCATTTATGACTAAATGTTTAGATATATGGGTACAAGCAAAAGAAAACAGTTATATGGATATGGCTAAATGGAAGGCTTGTGAGGTTAAAAAAATCCCATATGATTTAAATAATAGAGTATGTTTTGTCGGCGGAGATATGTCTTCTAAAATAGACTTGACTTCTTTAGCTTTTATTATACCGATAATGGATAATGGAGTTAAAAAGTATATTATATTTAGTCATTCTTTTATACCAAGTAGAGAAAAATTAATGGAAAGAACTCTAAAAGATAAAGTCCCTTATGATGCTTGGGAAAGAATAAAAGATGAATATGGTAAATCAAAGTATATAACTATAACTAATACCCCAATAGTAGATCAAAATGTAGTAATTAAGTATGCTATAGATTTTTGTAAAAGATATAATTGGGAAATTGATACATGGTGTTTTGACCCTGCTAATGCTACGAAAATAATGTTAGATATAAGTGATATGGGATATAATGTTACTGAATTATTCCAATCACACAATAAATTAAATGAAAGTACAGTGGCTTTAAGAGAAGAAGTATATATGGGTAATGTAGTATATTTACCTAATCCTGTTCTAAATTTTGCTATGAGTAATGCAGTAGTAAAGAGTAATAATGGATTAATTAAAATAGATAAAGATGCAACTAAAAAGAAAATAGACCCAGTAGATGCTTTAATATGTGGTTTTAAAATGGCTTGGCTACATGAAGAAAAACCTAATTTAAATGAACTTATTAAGAAGGGAGAGTGGATACTATAGGAAAAATAATTAAACAATATTTAATGATGCTAATTACTTTTATAATGAAAAATATAGATGATATATTGATTTTGGGAGGATGTAGTATATTAACTACAGCTTTTTTTATTTATGTAAGTAAATTTAGTGGAATGATAGCACTGTCAACGATTTTGATTTTGATAGGTTTAATTCTAAGTAAACTGCCTAAGAAAGATAGTAATTAATAATGATATTAATAAATCTACTATAGAAAGGTAGGTGAAATAAATGGGCATATTTAATAAAATGTGGGCTATAAAAAATACAACAATTGAAACAGTAAATCAGAGTGATTGGTTTACGAGTTCAATAAAAAGTAGAACTACAACAAGTGGAGAGAAAGTAACAAAAGAAAGTGCTTTAACAATTAGTGGTGTATATGCTTGTACTGATATAATTTCAAGCTCTATTTCTAAGTTACCTATTCACATATATCAGAAAAATAAAGATGGCAGTAATAGAGTTGATAATGATGTTAGTTATTTACTTGAAAAGAGACCTAATTTATATATGACGCCTAGCACATTTAAACAAACATTAACAGTTAAATTATTATTAGATGGTAATACTTATGTTTGGATAGAAAGACGAAGAGGTAAAGCAATTAATCTTTGGATTTTAAATAATGTACAAGTTTTACAAGATTCTACAAAGGGTGAAATCATATATAAATCAACTCTAAATAATAAATCTCACACCTTTTTTAATGATGAAATAATACATATAAAAAGTTTATCTACAGATGGAATATTAGGAAAAAGTAAAATAGATAT